AAATTTATTTCTATCAATATGTCTATATCGATTTGTATGTTGTATATCTTCATCAACAATCAAATGATTTTTTTCTTGATAAAATAAATTTTCATATCCTCTATCGATAATCGTCTGTAGTGTAGCCCAACCTATGTTGTTATTCTCCACTACTAATAGAGCATCATTATATTTTGTGGCTAACTCTATAAGAAAGTTACCAAATTCTGTAGTGCCGAGTTGCCCTTTATATTCGGCAACTTGTTCCATCTCTTCTATATCAAAAACTTGAGCAGCACTATAATCTGTTCCATCTCCACGAGCAACATCGGCACTTATTAAATATTTTTTAGAATAGTCAGGATAATTCCATATCCAAAGATTTCTATCAAACCCACTTTTCTCTATTGGTTCACAACACATCTTTTCTTTATACCATTCCAATATTTGTGGATCAACAACTGAACGACCAGAACTCAAGAAGTCAGCATCACATTCTTGAGCAGCTTGTGATGGTCCTAATATCTTGTTTTGTTCATCTCTCCAAGTTTGATCTCTTTCTGGATGTTCAGACCAATGAAGTTTCACCGTATTGAATTTGTTAAGTTGGTCTGTGGCATCAATCCAAGTCTTATGAAACCAATTACCCACACCATTAGGTGTTGAGATTGCTAAACATTTACCACCAGTAGCCAATGTCTGTTGAGCAGCAGTCCATATCACATCAATTTTTTCAATAAAAGCAGCCTCATCAAGTATCAATAATGATAGAGCTTCAGAACGACCAGCTGATTCAGTAGAAGCAAGAGCCTTTATTTGCGAACCATTCTTAAATACCAATGATAATTTATTATTCTCAGTAATAGCCGTCTTTAACCACGCTGGTAAACCATCATACATAATACGAACTTTAGTAACAAGATTTTTAGCAGTATCTTTTGTAGTGGCAATACACAATACATTCTTATCATTATGAAACAACATCAACCATAAAGAATAAGCAGCACTCAAAGTTGATATACCTAATTGTCTTGATTTCAATACAACATTATAATCATTCTTTTGATATTCTTTCAACACATCTTCTTGAAAAGGATATAATTTAAATTTTATCTTACCTCGTTGTGGATGTTGAATAATACAATACTGATTAATAAAATATGATGGATCTTTAACACATTTTAAATAATTCTGTTTTATTGCTTGTTTTAAATTACTCATTTGTTATGCTCATGATTTGCTAAAGAATTAGCAACAGTTTTATCAAATGGATTTTTCTCTTCTAATCCCTTCATTTCTTCTTTATATTCTTTTAATACAGATTCCCATCTTTGTTTTTCCATATCTGTTACCCATTCTTCCCATTTACCTTCTTCTTTTAAATTCATTTCAAAATCAATCTGACAATATTTACACCTACCCATTCTATCATAAGTGTATCGGTCAATTGTCTTTAATATTAACTTCTCACAATCATTACATTTATCAAATCCTCGTGGTGGTATTTTTGTAATTTGTTTTCTCTTACCATCTTTAATTTCCCATCTACGACCACGAGCATCAACCCATTGTTCGCCTTCTTTTCTTTGTTGAACTGTTTTACCCTCATATCCTTTTTGTATAGGACGATTATAAATACCCTTTACCATTTTTTGTATTTTTTGTATTTTACTCATCTAAAATGCCTTTTCTATCTGTTAACCATTTTCTGTATTTAGTTGGTGTTCCATAAGTTATTTTACCACTCACCATACTTTCTAAACTTTTTCTTTCTTTATCTGTAAATTTATTACCAACTCTATTCAATACAAAAGCATCTTTTACTTTTGCATTATATATCATAATTTCATTCCAAGAATATATTTGGTTTTTATTAGCTGGACTTGCAAGGTTTTTCTGTACTAATTTTTTATGTTTTATTAACAACTTATTTGTCATATCAATATAAGCTGCTATAACTTTTGATGCCAGTTTATTTTTTCCATCCTCTACTTCTTTATCCCAAGGTTGTTTTCCCTTTGCTTCCCATTCTTCCTCTACCTCATTTTCCATATCTCTAAATGCCCAACTATCATTAGGTACATTTTTATCTTTTTTTGCTGCTGATTTAACAATCATTTTATCACCAAAGACATGCAAAGCAGGCAACCATCTACGACCAGTTTTATCGGGTGCACTTCCTAAATCCTTAAAACTTTTAGCCAGTAAAGTTCCCTCTACTTGTAGTATAATACCACCCTCTGTCCAAATACCTTTTCCTTTACCAAGTAGATTTGATGCACTTGCACGATTAAATGTTGACATAGATTTTTTTGTACCTAACATATGTTTTACACCATCGAGATAAGATACACCAGTAACATGAAAAGCAGTTATTGGTAGTTTACCAATTACTTTACTCATTATCTTTGGATAAATAGGAACATCCACTTGTGAAAGAACATATCTTAATGCTTCTTGTGTATGTTTAGGATACCACTTATCACCAATATATTCGCCTTCTAATAATAAGTCTTTTAGTTTAATCATTTCTCATATCCTTAATATCTTGATAAGATTTACTTTTAGTTATCATTCTTCTTACCATCATAGATTGTTTTTCTAAAGTACGAGATAATAATCTTTCTTCTGGTGCGTGTTTTTTAAATAAATCAGATAAATCTTCTAATGCATCTACAGCAGATTGATATACATCTTCAATTGTATCAGACCTTTTTGATACATATCTCTCGTTAAGTAAATCTTTTAACTTAATCATCTTTGTCCTAATTTTTCTCTATCTTTTTTAGACATTTTATTCCAATGTTTTTGAATACCACCACCAAACTTTTTTAAATTCTTATCCCTTTGTTTTTTTAACATTACATAAATTATATAATGAGTTTCTCTATCAGAAAGACTGGGTGGTACTACTTGTTTTTTCAAACCTTTACGAACTTCAGGTGAATTTAGTTTCTTTTTCAATGCAGTAATTTCAGATTGAGATAAGGGTTTACCCATAGTCTTAGTATCCCATTGTTCAATTAATAAATCGATTAACTTAATCATTAGAATGTCATCATGCCTGTTATTTGGTTAATAGGAGCAAAAGCACCTGTAAATTTATAAGTGTTTCCATTATATTTGAATACTATTCCCTCTGTCGGAACAACCGCATCAAACCCACCAATAGAATTTAATCTATCTAATTGTATTTTTAATTTATTTAATTTTTTTATATTCCCACCACTTCTTATATCTTTTATAGCAGTTTGTAATTTCTTTCTCATAGT